CGGCAAAACCGTCCTCTACCGCCTGGGCGGCGCCGATCCAGGTCTCCTCGTCCATCATCCGGGCGGCTTCGGCCTCGGTGACGCCCGAGCGGGCCGCGTAGACCTTGGCCATGGCTGCGTCGAAGGGCTCCAACAGTTTTGCCGCGTCGGCCATGTCGTGCCTGTTGCCGATGGCCACCGCCCACGCGTTGTGAATCATCAGGAACGACCCGTCGCCCATCAGTACCTCGTCGCCGGCCATCGCGATTACCGAGGCTGCTGACGCGGCCAGCCCCATCACCTGGACGGTCACCTTGCCTTGGTGCTCGCGCAGCAGGTTGTAGATGGCAACACCCTCGAAGAAGTCACCGCCGGGCGAGTTAATGTTCACCACCACGTCCTTCTCGCCGATGGCCCGAAGGGCGGCGCTGATCCTCTTTGCGGTGACGCCAGTTCCCTCCCAGTTTTCGCCGATGGAGTCATAAATCGAGATGCTGTTCGCAGCATTGCCGGCGGCGCGAACTTCAGGCTCCCAGCGCTCCAGCGCGTCGGGACGCATATCGAACTGGGCGGCACCGAGCCGCCGCTCGGCACGGATTTCAGGCAGCTGCCGGAGGCTCATCGGGCTTTCCTTTTTGGGTCATGGGGTTTCGCAGCTCATTGGTGCCGGGCTGATCGGATTCGGGGTAGTCGAGCAGGCCGCGGACTTCGTTCTGCGTGTGCCACGGCTTCGTGCCGCCAGCCCCCAGCGCCTTGGCGAAGAAGTCGGCCTGATCCTTGAGCGTTCCCCGCATCAGCGCCCGGACATTGAACTTCGCCTGGTAATGCTCCAGCTCGTGCTCATGGAGCAACGTGCGCTCGATGGCCTGCTCCCAGTTGGTGAAGTGCTCCAGCATCGTGTACTGCAGGAAGAAGATTCCCAGCTGCTCGATACCGCTGCCCCAACTCGTGTCATCCATGAAGAGGAGCGGCCTGGGCACACCGAACAAACGCGCCACCTCTCCAACTTGCGCGTTCCTGTTCTCTACGTGCTGGGCCTCTTGGGCAGTGCTGCCGAACTTGTTGGCCTTGGCGTTCTCCTCCAAGAGCATCCAGCGCTGGGCCGCCGCGGCCCCGGCGTAATCGGTATCCAGTGACTCGCGCATGCGGTTGTATGCCGTATCGCTAAGCGCGTTCGGCACCTCAATGGCACCACCGGCCATGTTGCCGGTCTCAAATATCCGGCTCGCGGCCCGCTCTGCATCCAGCGCCAGCCGGATTGCCCGGTCCGCCAGTTTCATGCGCGACAGGCCCGTCACCCCGTCGATGGACAGGTCCCGCAGGTGGAATACCTCCTCCTGCTTCAGGACCACCTCGCCACGCTTCTTGGAGTTGTAGCGATAGATCATCTTCCAGTCGTCGCCCAGCTCCGCGCGGACCGCCAAGGGGTCCATTGGAATCAGGTGGATGGGGCGACCGGCCGACCACACAACGCGCGCATAGGCGTCGCCGTGCCGCTGCTTCGCCAGCTCCATCTGCCGCTTGAACTCCAGCGGCGTCTGCCAGGGGTTGGGCTTTCGCTTCAGCAGCCGGTGGACTGGATGCTCCGACGCTACACGCTTTTCTGGGCCAGCCTCTATCAGGCTGATGGGCAGCATCCCGACCGTTCCGCAGATCAGCGAGACGCAGCGCAGGACCGCCATGTTCCGCAGCTGGAAGCTGTCGTGTGCCCCACCCTGACCTGCCCGGATGAACTCAAGCAGCGCCGGATCATCCATTCCGGTGAACTGCCGCGACTCTGCGCGCACCGGCTTGCCGCCATGGTCTCCGCGCCAGATGCGATCCAGCGCAGCCATGGAGTTCTCATTGAACCTGCTCATTGGCTTCCTTATAGAAATCTGATGCCGCGCTTCTCGTAGACGGAGATGACCTCACCGCCACTTGCGTTCGCCGCGCCTATCGCCATACACAGCGCCACTGCGGCGTCGATCTTGTTGATGGACCGGGCCTTATCCAGCCACTTGTTTTCCCACTTGTCGCTTTCCACCACCGCGCTCATCAGCGCGGAAACCAGGACTGGGTTTCGCTTCAGGCGGATGCGCCCCTCCAGCAGAGCCTCTTCAAGCAATCGCAGTGAGCCGGGCATCCACATGCCTTCGGGGGCCGGCTCTCCGCGCGCCTTGGCAGCCTTGACCGCATCTTCCAGCGGCTTACCTTTGCGGGTACCGCCCTGGGGGTGCTCGGCGAAGGGCAACGAAAGCCCAATCTCGTTGGCCTCGTTCTCAAACTTGAGGAACGCATAGCGGTCGTATGCGACGAGGCCGATCTCGAACTTGTCGTTGTATTCCGACAGCGTCTGCGCGACGTGCCGGAAGTTGATCGACTGGCCCTGCGGCGCATGGATGTGCCCGGACTTAGCCCATACCTCATAGGGCAGCTTGTCCCGCAGCTGCCGAGCCGCAAGCGTGTCGCCGGGGGTCCAGGCCTCGATCCAAGCATCGTAGGTAGGCTTGGAAACGATCTTCTTCTGGCCCTTTACCTCGACCTCAACCTCAACCGCCCCCGTCTCCACCACCGAAGCCATCGCGGTTATGTCTCGAACCTGCGACAGGTCCAAACCGTTATAGATGCGCTTGCCGTGGTGTTCGGCCACGTCGAAATCGACCAGCGCGGGTTCCAGTGTCGCCCGCGCCATCCACGCTGTCTCCGCATCAGTCCAGATGCAGAAATGCAGGCGAAGGATACCGTTCAACGAGCCGGGGATCGCCTTTGCCTGCGCAACCACCTCTGCGAGGTATTCCTCGGTGATCGTCACCCCCAGCAGAGGGTTGGCCTTCGCCCAACACGTTGGATCTTCCAGCGGGTCGTCGCCCTCATCGAGGGAGCAGACATAGCTGAAGGTCGTGTCGTCCAGCGGCTCGCCGATGAACGTCGGATCGTTGACCGCTTCGGTATGACCCGCCGCCACCTTTACCGCATGCTCGTGCTCCTCCCATGCCACGCTGTTCCGGTCGCTGCCGGAGTTGGTAATCATGAACAGCAGGGGCTGACGCCGAAACTTGAAGCCACGCTCCAGCATCTCGATGGTCTTGCGATCCGGCAGCTCGTGGACCTCATCGGCCAGAACGAAGTACGGACGCGGGCCCGAGCCCGTCTTACCGGTGTCGCGCGATACCGGCCGGAAGAAGCTCCCGCTCTTGTGGTGCGCGATGTTGTATTCCCGGCCCTCGCCGCCAGAGAACTCCAGGCGTTTCATCAGTGCGCCGGAGGCCTTGACCATCTTCACCGCGTCGGCAAACAGGATGCCCGCCTGCTCCTTCTTCGCGGCTGCGGCGTAGATCTGAGCGCCAGCCTCCCCGTCCGCCGTCATGCCATACAGGCCGATGCCGCCAGCCATCGGGGATTTCCCGTTGCCCTTGCCCTGCTCGATGTAGGCGCGGCGGAAGCGCCGCCGCCCGTCCGCTCTCTTCCAGCCAAACAGGGACCCGAGTACAAAGGCCTGCGATGCGTGGAGCTGGAAGGCCTTGCCTTCGAACTGCCCCTCACTCAGCTTGAGGACGCCCTCGAAGTAGCTGAAAACGCGTTCCGCCGCTTCCTGGTCGAAGTACAGGCCCCGTTCGTGCCCGTCCTGCAGGTCTTTCAGATGGCGGCGGCAGGCATTGCGGACGTGTGGCCCCGCGACGATCTCACCGGCCAACACCCCATGCGCGTATGCGCTTGTTCGGTCAACTGAAGAACTTTTCGTCCGGGTCTTGGTCCTCGTCGCCGCCATGATTCACTTTCGTCTCGTCAACCGGCGTAGCGCCGAGCTTGGACAGGAGCGAGCCCAGCGCCTGGTGCGCCGATACGCCCATATCCGGGTCCGTTTCCATTCGAGCCGACAAGATGCAGATCTGACGCAGCAGAAGCCGGTGACCGGCATGTAGCCAGGGCATGTTTTCGGCCTGCTCCCGCCACACCGCGATCTGTGGTTTTGTCATCCCCTTGTAGGGCTGGCCGATGGCCTTGACCTTCTTCGGCGTCTTGCGGTCCTTGTGCCTTTTCGGGTTCTTGGCCGCTGCGCCAGAAACTGCAGCTTTTGCAGCTGGTGTCCTTGGATTTGCCATTTTTCACCCCTCAGGGGGGTCGTCTTTCCAACTGTGGATGCGCGAAGAAAGGGGGGCGCACGTGTCGGGAGTCGCACCCCCTCAGACTTTTGACTCCCCCTCCCCTCCACGCTCGTCTCGTTCAGATTCCGCGTGGAACTCTGCACCCGTGGAACGCTTTGGCGACCGGCCACCCATCTGCGTCACAACCCACCACCGGCCGCGACTCGTTCCCGAATCCGCCGTCCTCGCGTGCCGTCTTGCGGCTATGGCAGCAGTTGCACATCGTCTTGAGGTTACTGGGGTCGTTGTTGTTCGGGTTGCCATCGTCGTGATCGACGTGCGCCTCACCCTTGCCGCCCACCAGCTTCCCGCAGCCAGCCTCCTGGCATGTGTACAGGTCGCGAATCAGGATCGACTCACGCAACCGACGCCACGCAACGCTGTTGGTGGGCAGCGCGCGCTTGGCCTGCCTGTTACCGGCCAGCGGCTTGGCCTGCCCGACCATCAGTATTGGTTCCCGTCCAGGTCCGTGCGCTCGGGGTCCGCAGTGGAGTCGGACTCCACGGGCGTACCTGTCTCCTCGCCAAGCAGCTGGGCCACGCACTGCACCAGCAACCCGATGTGTTCGGCCTGCGCCTCAAGCCCACCGACAAGGCGGTCGACGCGATCACCTGCTGAGGCTTCAAGGGCTTGGAGTCGATTGGTCAGCGCTCCGACTTCCGCCACTCGCGCATTGCGCTCCTCATGTAGCTCATCGCGCAACGCATTAATCGTCATGGAAAGCGACGCATCTCCGGCGGCTCGGCAGCCCTGCTCTGCTGCCAGTGCCGCCTCGAATCGCTCAATGCTCATCAGAACTCCTCTACATCCCAGCCGCCACCGTCCCGCTTGGCCTTCACCTTCACGGCAAAGAACCGGAACGGGAACATGGCCGCCGCGATCTTGATCTTGGCCCTGGCATCGTCCTGCCAAAACCCCTTTACCTCGTGGAACTCGATCACCCCGTCTGCGGCCATGACCGCGAAGTCCGGGGTATAGAACGTGTTGTCGGCAAGCCGCAGCTTGATGCCCTCGAACTTGTGCCAGAGGATCTGCCCGGCCAGCTCCAGCGCGCGCAACCGGTCCGCATATGCCTGCTCGGTCTTGTTGAG